GTAGTCCGGGGAGACCATTTCTTCGATGCCCACACCCAAGGCGTCGTTGATATTTGTGGCTGTGTCCGGGATACGGAGATTGTGAGGCTTGATCGGATTGAGCTTAACACATACGCGCTCTGTCTCTGTTCTACCGATAACTCGTAGTCCATCCTCCCCCTCCTGCGATTGGGGCTTGTACTCTGTGTACGTGTCAATGACAAGTTCACCGATACCCGTCCCAAAGACAGCAGCGTTAATAAGGATCTCGGCTGTGTCTTTACGTACTCCGTTCTTAGCGAATTCTTTCGCCAACTGGTTCTTCAGGAACTCTAGCTCCGGGCCTTTCTCGCTATTGATGACATCATCTTCGATGTCAAAAAAACTTCCCCGCCCGAAGGTGGCTTCCTCTAGTTCCGACACGGAACTCTCTACCGCTTGCTGGGAAGCAGGAGAGATAAGTTTACTTCGCTCCGAAGGGCGCTCCCGATCCGATGGAGACCAGATCCCGCGCCAAGTCCTGTAGTACTCGTCCCACTTTTCGATGTAGTTCGAGGTAAGGTGGTCCCGCCACTCATCGCATTGGGCGACCACCCAGTTCTCTAGCTTTAGTCCAGCGGTTCCGCTGTCCTTCTCCTTTAGGAGGTCACGCATATATTATCCTTTACCATCCGGCGACATCATCGAGCACCTCGAAGTCATCGAACTCATAGTTTGTAAGGTACGACTGATCCGATAGCTGGTCGATGTACGCCAAGCTGTCAATCATGTCATCGTGGGTCAGTTTGTCAGGGAACTGATACAACTGATCTAGGAATGTTATCTGCCAGTCGCTACCGGCGTTCAGAAACATCAACTTATTCTCGAACCGGCCCTGTAATGCCCACGCTATGCGGTCATTCTTACGCTGGTTGCCGTGTGTCAGGTCGTGTATCATGAAAACACGGTTCTGGCGACGCATCATGTCCGTCAAGGGCGACATCACTGCCTGTTTAGCGATACCTTTCTCGATACCGACCTTCACTGGCTTGTATTTCTCGACCGCATCGAAGATCTTTCGTGCTGTTTCGTCTAAAGTCCACCTGCCGTGTATGATTTCCTCGATGTACCACTCCCCGGTGTCCTTAATAAAGACACAGGAGATAGCTGACGAGTCCAAGTTACGCGTTTTGTTACGCTTTCCTACCTCCTCGAACCCCGCAAGGTCGATCGCGATGTAGTATTGGCCCACAGGCGGCCTATCAGTGTACCGCTGTACCCATTCTTCCTTGAAAATATCAGATCCCCTGCTCTCGAAGGACGCAAGGAACTCCTGTCGGAAGGAGGCGGAGGTCATCTGACGCTCTCTTCGGGCGATCAGGTCTCTCTTGATGTACGGGTTGTCGTAGGTCGTGTAGTGGAACGCCTCGTATTCAGGGTCATCCCCTGTCAAAGCCTTAACGTACTCCTCGTAGAAGTGATTCCGCCCTAACGGGGTTCCGATCATAAGAAAGCCCGTGTCGTAGTCCGACAGTGCAGGCATCAGGATCTCTTCCAGAACGTACGGCTTCATGTCCGCGTACTCGTCGAGGACTAGGTCAGCAAGCTTTACCCCTCGCATGGTCTCCGGACGATCCGCCCCTTGCAGGGAGATCTTTTGTCCGTTGATAAGCGTTATCTCTAGGTTGTTGATGTGGCTGCTCTCGATAACCGAGTGACCGAGTTGATGCAGCTTACCCCACATTACCTTCCGTGCCTGCTCCCTTGTAGGGGCTACGTAGTACCGTGCGGCATCCTTATCCAAGATACCGTCCGTCAGTGCACGAATGATAAGCCTCCAAGCAGCAAGCTCTGTCTTGCCTGTTCTCCGACCCGCTGCCACGATAAGGAACTTCGCATTAGAGGACCACACCTTCTTCTGCCAGTCCAGTAGGTCTACATTCAATTCCATTAGTTAGCAGCCTCGGGTACCCCTGTGGCTTCGAACGACAGGAACTCTTTGTAGAAGATCCTATTGCGCTCCCCTATAGGGACCATCTTTCCTTCGGCATTCTTGTACTTGCGTACGTACTCCTTTCGCTGTGTAGGGATGTCGTTATTAAAGACAGCTTGCTTGAACTTAGGAAAGGACTTGACTCCCCCCCGTAGGTTAAAGTCAAAGTCAATGAGCATTTGTTTTTCCCGAATAGACAGCATTTCCCACTCTTTAGGGTGCTGACGCTTTATCCGGTTCTTGTGTTTAAGGAGGTCCACAGCAAGGATAGTGTTGGCATCATCGCGGGTCATGGTCGCTACGTCTATGCCGTATATCTTACCGGAGGTTACTTCTGCGTCAGTCATCTTGTGACCGAACCCGACCGTGTCATTACCACCCTCGGGGGAAGAGTGCCGAAGTGCTCCCGCGTTCTTCCACAGAGGTGCGTTCTCTACCTCTTTCATGTAGTCCGTAAAGGATCGAAGATTTACCTTAAATTCAGTCGTAGCCATTGACAGTGTACTCTGCATCAACAGGGGGGTCCATTGGAGAAATCGAAGCACTGCCCCCATCCCCTATGTTCATTGTAATCTTGATCTGTGCATTACCCTGCCCCTCCTTCTCGAAGTAACCAAGAGGTAACAGTCGGTCGATAACCAGCTTGAGGCAAATAGCCTGATGCTTGTGATCGTCATCCAAAGCTGTGTCGAGAACCTTTTGTAGTACGAGGGCACTCTTAGGCGAGGCAAGCATACGTGCCTTGTATTCGTTAATGATAGCAGCGTCACCACGAGGGCGACCTACTGGCCTACCTCCCCCGGGCTTGTGTACTGCGATCTCAGCCTTCTTCGGCCTACCCCTACCTCGGCGTACCCCTTTAGTCGTGCTGCTCTCAGGGGCGCTGTCAGGGGCCTTCTCGGGCTTCTCCTGCATAACTGTCCTCTCATTTACTACTGGCGGTGCAGTCACTATTAGCGACTCATCGTATTTTCTATAACTCCTTTCTTATCAAAGAGCTATAGAGAATATTCCTGCCATTCCACAGGCTGCTGATTATACAGAGTATTTTGGATTTTACCCTATTTTGTATATGGTTGGTACCCCCCGCGCGCGGACATGCCCGTTCCCCCCCCCGCCCCCCTTGAATGAGAAGCATTCGCATCCGTGGGTGGGAATGACTAGCATTAGCATTAGCATTCACATCGGGGGTTGAATGAGGATCATTAGCATTAGCACTATCATTAGCACCTGCGAATGAGAAGCACTAGCATTAGCATTAGCATTAGCATTCGTCAATGAGAAGCATTAGCACTAGCACTAGCACTAGCACTAGCATCGGGTGTTGAGAATGATTCACCGTGCCAGCAGGGTAGAGTGTGGATAGGTGTGGGTGCCACCATGGTGCAGTGCCGTGCTAGCCTACCGTGTACTGCTAGCCTGCCTGCTAGCCCACCTGCTAGCCTGCCGCGTACACCTAGGGCTGACTCCTGTTACCTAGTGTTACCTAGTGTTACCCTAATGCCTGATAGTGTTACCCGTGTTACTTAGATACCCATATACAGGTAACACTTGACCTGTATGTATATACAGTGCTATGTTGTAAGTCATTGATTCTATTAGTATTGATAAAACTGGCACAGCAATAGCATTGTATTACAGGCAACATCAGTTTGGCCACCGCGCCTTGCTGTGATCCTTAACAATTGATAGCAGGATAGGTAAACCACTGACCGCGATTCGTTCCGGGTGGGACTGTGCTCCCTAGTCACCTTCCGTAGCCTGAAATATCCAAAAATGGCAAGTGCAAATGATAATCATTCGCATTTGGGCATGAGGTAAAGCATACTGTGCTATGCTCCCATGTACTTTCAGAGCGGGAACCGACGCCATGGATAGTCACGACGCTTCCAGTCACCCTGCTATTGATGCTTTTTAACACAGCTAACCTATCGCCAAAACCCCGCAAGCAAGTTAAGACGCGGACTATGGAGCCACGATAGAAAACCCAAAAATTGTAGATACATCGGTGCGCGCTTGTAAGTAGGCACAGTGAACACAAAAACAACCCCTTGTATCATCCCAACAATACCTAGTTCTGATTACTGGATGATACCGCTAATACCGGCGTTATCACTAGTAATGAGGAAAGGAAAATGAGAAATAACGGAGCACGAAAGCCCGCAGCACAAGACGATACGGTACCTGATACGGTACCTGATAATCTTCCTGCTACGGTGTCCCATGTACCTGCTACGAACGTAGCGATTGTCATTGACGAACCGGTACCGTTCGCCACTGTTCACATGATGGACAAAAAGGCGAGCGACACATTCGATAGTGACATTCTAGCACTGACTAATAGTGAAAATACCACTGTAGATTTGGTCAATAAGCTTGTGCCGCAAGCCCTGCTACATGTTTACAGTGGTGGCAATGTGGTAGTGGCCAACAGGGTCCTGCTAGCGCTCAAGCCCGATCGTCGTAAGCAGGTTTCCTTGTTTATGGTTAGGCACCTCGGGTTCGAAGTTGACGATGCTGGGTTGTTTACCAGTAAGTCAAACGAAGGGAAATATCGCGCAAGACAGGCGACCTTCACAAGCTGGTACAACAATGGATACCCTGTATGTACCGTAATGGTATGGTGTGCGACAAATAACCGTGTCGAATCCAAAGATCCAGACTATCTAAAGCGCTTTGAGAGCGCGATTAAGGCGGCACTAGGCAAGGGAGGTTACTCATCTGATCAATTACTGGCGAAACTGTCAGCGATTGCTGCGGAAGTACATGCCGCAGAGGTGAAAGCCTCCCTAGCGTAAACTAGCAATGCGAATGAGAGGCATTCTCAAGTGAGAGTGCTTCTCATACGCTGGTGATTCTCATATGCAAGTGAGAATCACTAGCATATACCCGCTATATGCGGGTTTTTTGTTGCCCAAAATCGGGGTCCGAGTCAACGCCCGGGCTACGAGTCAACGCCCAAAATCTGAGTCCGAGTCAACGTCCAAGATTTGTACGGGTATACTAGTATTCCTAGTAGTCAATGAAAAGATCTTTTTTTAAGTAAAAGACATTGACTACTGGACTGCCTTACCCCTTATATTTCTGTGTATACTATATATACCCGGAATATCAGGAAATTAGTAAGAAAATGGAGAAAAAAGATGTATACAGCTAAGCTAGATGATTGGGTACCCGAAAGGGTGACGAAAGATAAGATCATATTGTGGGGAGTTATCCACGGAGACAAGAAAGGCCGGTTCAAAGACGGCACGAGTATCCACACATCTGCGATAGACTTCGCAGAGGGTGAGCCTATGTTTGTACAAGGGGATATTGTGAAGACAACGTATAGCACCTACCTATTAGGAGAACGTGATGAATAGCAGAATGCAACAACGGCTTATAGCCAAGCGCCCTACGCGCCCAACGGCACGAAAGCAGACACCGCTGTGGGGCGTGCTGTTCGCCCCTGTTCGGCCCTTAACGTGCGCTGTGGCCCTATCAGTGGCCTCCTGTGCGTTTTATAGCGGATACACCTACCCTAGTGACGGTGGGTGCACAACAGGCCTTACAGTGTCTCCTGCGAGACCCTGTGAGGTATCCGTTTCCGTGCCCCTACCGGGGACCCTTTACCTTTTGCTTGGTGCATTGTGCGCCCTAGGACTGACCCGTGATCGCAATTAAGGAGTACAACGCCCTCATCCGTAAGGTGGCGATAAGCCATTCAACGACCTTCGGACTGGAAACAGTCACAGAGAGGCGTACACGATGCCGTTGGATACGCAGGATACGCCGTGAGTATCCGTTTTCTCAATACCTCATTAGCTGGGGAGTGAACGTATGACACCAGCACAGAGGAAAAGAGAGGCAGCATACAAGCGAATGCTGGGAGAAGCAAAAGACGCCTCAGGGGGAGCGGTCAAGGGGTATTGGTCCCCGAGGTATAAGCCGTTGCTGCACCCCCGAGGCGTGTCAGCCTTGCGGGAGTTCGCCCGGAAACAACTGATAGAAGAAGGGGTGAGGAATGCCGTTACTGCATTCACCTCACCTACGGAAGGGGGTAAAGTCTTTTATGGCAACCACCGATTTGTGTGTATGGGGTTTTGGGAATCCAACTCACGCCGGGTTGGCCACCTGTTGTACTACCCTACCCCCATACACACAAATAACGCATGCATGAAGCACATGCGTGCCCACACGACACCAGACGCTATCGAGAAAATGCTTTCCCAGCCCCAGCCCGAGCTGAAGGTACACCTAAAATACCTGAATTTTATCCTGAAGGACCCATTGTTCGGTCAGGCATTCCGTGAAAAGTCGATTAAGGCCGCCTTACGGAATGGCCTGCTGGTGAACATAGACATGCCGCAGTGGATAGTCCACCCGGCGTTGATCTGCATCCGTGCGGCATATGAATTTCCGGGAAAAATACAAGCTTGGGACACACTAGTGAAGAAGGGGGTGTCTCCACGGCTGGCGTTGCTGCTGGCTGATTGTGTAGTATTCCCGGAAAACATAGGGAGCCAGGGATTTACCGTGCGACCCGGCGGGAAGGCCAATTACTCTCTTGGGTACTTCCAAAGAGGGCATTACGCCTTCAGGTGGGATATCATGAGCGTGAAAGATATCCAAATGTTCGCAAGAGGTCTCATATCTCCCAGGAATACGGAAAGGTACTCCGCCTCCTACCGGCATGGGTACGCTTCAACGTCATCAGCTTTTATCAACAATGCCGAAGATTTCGGGCCAAGATTGTCAAGGATCTTAGCGGGAGTAGAAATGCCTTGTGAAACCATCTTCCTAACAAGGGACCCATGGGGGGCGAGCGTTGAAAAAACGTGCTTCGGATGGGAGACACTGGATGATTTATGCGATACCTTAGTCGAACTGGTCATAGACCACAACCTAGAAGGAAAACAGTATGAAAGTTAATATCTATCGCAATAGCGGCGGCTGCCGAGACATGGCACATCAGGAAGGATGGACGATCACGGCTATCGAAGATTGTGATTTTGTCATTTTTCCCGGGGGCCAAGACATTGATCCCTCATTGTACGGTCAACAGCGTCATTTCAGGACATACGCCAACCTTAAAACAGATGAAATGGAAATCGAGTACATGCGAAAGGCACGAAACCTCGGGAAACCCCTTGTGGGAATCTGCCGAGGCGGGCAGCTACTGAACGTGCTTGCAGGCGGGAGCATGTACCAAGATGTCAACAATCACGGTGGTCTGGTAGACCACACCGTTGTTGATATCGAAACGGGGAAAACCTTTACGGTAAACAGCCTGCACCACCAGATGATGCGGCCCAGCGACAGCGCAGAGATACTTTCGGTAGCCTCTGAAGCTACCCGGATAGAGTACTTTAATGGGGACAGGCTGATTGTGACCCACCCCGGTCGGGGTGAGGATATAGAGGCTGTGTGGTACGACGAGCTAGACGGCCTCTGTGTTCAATGGCACCCAGAAATGGCGTCAAGGAAAACAGAAAGCAGGACATATTTCGTGGAACTGGTCAAGAGGTACATCCAATGTGCGGATTAGTAGGAATTGCCGGGGACGTAGACATCCCCAAGGAAAGAATGTTTAAAGATATGCTAACGGTAGACGTTCTAAGAGGCTCACACAGTACAGGTGTGGCCTCTGCTGACAAACAGAGGGGGTACACATGGGCTAAGTCCGTCTCACCCCCATCAGATGCCTTGCAACTGAAGTCGTTTAAGGATGTATTCCTAAGCAATAACATTCTCTTAATGGGCCACAACCGACACGCCACGACCGGCAGCGTGACATCGGGCAACGCCCATCCCTTCGAGCATGACGATGTTATAGGAATGCACAATGGCACTTTGATTAACTGGCGTCTGTTGAAGGACAGCAAAGAGTTCGAGGTGGATAGTGACTGTTTGTTCTATAACATAGCCAAAAGGGGGGTGGAAGAAACCTTTGCCACCCTGACTGGCGCATGGGCCGTCACTTGGTATGACGGGCGGGACCACACCCTCAACATGATGCGAAACAATGAAAGGCCGTTGCACTACATCATGGGAGAGGGGGGAAAGACTATGTACTGGGGGTCAGAGCCGTGGATGATTCGCGGGTGTGCTTCCCGGAATAACATAAAGCTCGCCCGAAACACAATGGAACTGAAACCGGGAAAGCTATTAACATGGGAGCTGCCGGAAGGCAAAGCCGATCTTAGCAACTGTAAGGTAAAAGAGATCAAGACGGAAGTTCCTACCCCGACTTACTGGCCAAACAACGGTCACATTGGCGTCGGTATCGGTACTAGGAATCGAACCCGGCATGAGATCGAGCTAGACGGATACACCTCGGACTACCCATCCCAGTATAATTGGAGGGAATCCACAAAAAAGCTCCCCGCTCCGGAGGTAGCGCCTGCAAAAGCCGTCGTGTTTCCCGGAAAAGCACGGGAGAAGATATCGGCAGTCGAAAAGCGTTTCAAGTGCGCGGTGGGCGAGACCATACCCTTCCACGCTGTTCGGTACATTAACGCGTCTTATGAGAAAGGCGTTGCCCTCTCTAAACTTATCGGATTGACAGCCAACCAGTTCGCGGATAATGTGGTGTGCACCATGCCGACGAACAAAGCCGCTGCTATGTGCAATCGCAAGGGTGTCTTAGAAGGCATGGTGGACTCGTACCTTCACCCTTTCTACCAAAATCTCGCCTCGGATAACTACCGAGGCCATATGATCTTGGACCACAAAACTGTTGTATTCAAGCCGGAGTCGGAGGTAATCGTATTCCCCTTGGACCATTCGAAGAGAGACCTGACCCCAAACGAATTCGCTAGGCTCACTAAGCACGGCTGCGGATTATGCTCTAGTAGTTTGTTCCAGCATCAGAAACTCGCATGGTTCGGGGACGATCCAGTGTGCGAAGATTGTTTTATTGAAATGGAAACCCCCCAACAACAAGGAAGAAAGACATGAAAATCACAGTAGGTGCAGATCCCGAAATGTTCGCAATGAAAGGGGGGCAGTACTTCTCTGCCTTCGGTATGGTCCCCGGAGACAAAGAGAACCCTCACAAGGTAAACTACGGGGCTGTGCAGGTAGACGGAATGGCCTTGGAGTTCAACATAGACCCCGCCGACAGTGCGGATAGCTTTCTTTTCAACATAAAATCAGTCATGGCCCAACTGCGGGCGATGACACCGGGGTACGAGGTAGTGGCTGACCCGGTAGCCCGGTTTTCGCCGGAGTACATGGCCCAGCAACCTCTCGCCGCGTTGCTACTGGGCTGTGACCCGGACTATAACGCATGGAACAGTCAGGAAAACATAAAGCCTGACAGTACCTTGCCCATCCGCACCGGCGCTGGGCATATCCATTTGGGCTGGGCAGACGGGGTGGCTATCACGGAAGATCACATAAATATCTGCGAGCGCATAGTAAAGCAGATGGACTTCTACCTCGGTCTCCCATCCTTGTTGTATGACGCAGCCGTGGAGCGTCGATCCATGTACGGTAAAGCGGGCGCATACCGCCCCAAGTCCTACGGACTAGAGTACCGAGTGCTCTCAAACCGATGGCTGTCGGACGACAGACTTATAACATGGGCATACAAAAACAGTGTCCTTGCCCTAGCATCCCTACAAGAAAGGGACTTGTGCGACGAGTACGGTGACATCCAAAGCATAATCAACAACAGTGACATCGTTACTGCCCAAAGAATCATAGCCAGCGCAAGAATCCCTACACCGGAGCTATCGTAATGTACGCAGACCCAAGGACAGGATTGCACTTCATCCCCGAAGACCTCTCTATGCGGCTAGAGAAGTCGCTAATCAGTTACAAAACGAGGCCCTTTTTCGTTTTGGAAATTGCGAATGAGAGATCTATCTTCCTCTTCGGGAAAGACACACGGTCACGCAAACCTATCGTAGTGCGTCTACCGAGCGTGGACCTCAACATACGACCCGTGCCATTGGGCTATGTGAACGGAGTATACAAGAGTTGGTACGTGCGGCGATCCCCCGAGCGTAAGTACAAACAAGGTCTCAGCGCGAGCAACATCCGGATCAAAGGTCCGGAAATGGCGATGACAAGGGATGACTTCATTCAATCTGTGGGTCTCAGTAAGTGCGTCCTCAATGAGTACCCCTCGTTTGAGAACGCATTATCCTACGTCAGAAAGAACGGAGGGCAACGCGCCTTCAGCCGACGGTTCTGTATCGTACGGGACGAAGGTCTTGCGTCAGAAGTCTTGGCCCATCGTGGCCAATCAGTAGGTACCATCGTGAAAGGTCGCCCTGTCCTGACGGACAACTATCAGTATCTTGAACAAGAACTCGGAGCAGTACTATGAATAGCAACAGATTGATCGCCCCCATGGTTATGCGGGAAGCCATGCGCACAAAGAAAACAGTAGGCAAGATAGGGATGGAGATTGAGATAGAAGCCGACTCGGTCCTCCCTCTCATTGGCATCCCGGGGTGGACTTCCGTACCGGACGGCAGTCTCCGAGGCCAGTCGATAGAGCTGGTTCTTACTAGGCCCGTGGACCGTTCTGTATTACCCGGGTACTTGCGGGAGGTGGAGGATCGGATAAAAGAATGCAATGTCGAAGTTAAGGACACAGGTAGGGCAGGTGTGCATGTGCACCTGAACATGCAGGAACGAACCCCGGCTCAGGTGTTCAATTTTATCTGTGCGTTTATGATCTTCGAGGATTCCTTGATTGATTTCTGCGGGGACATACGCGTGGGCAATCTGTTCTGCCTCCGCACACGAGACGCAGAGGCGTTGATCGACAGCCTAGTCGCGGCTATTCATGCTCGGGATTTTAGGTCACTCCGTAACGACGAGGTACGTTACGCTGCCCTCAATACGACAGCCCTCTCAAGGTACGGCAGCCTTGAGTTCCGATCCATGCGGAGCACGACTGACCCGGCTCTGCTACTAGAGTGGGTTGATCTTCTGTTACTCGTCGAGGCTTGGGCTATGTCATTCAGTGACCCTATTAGCCTGATGCAGGCTTTCTCGCAGCGGGGTACTGCCACGATACATGATGATGTGTTCGGGGAGCGGATGACTATCCCGTATGACCCACAGTCTATGTACGAGGGGGTACGTCAAGCTCAAATCATAGCGTATGCTACCTCCGACTGGGATATAGATTACTGGAAAGCCACCAAAGCGTTGGTTGCGCACGGACTTCGGGGGTTTCCGGAAGAGGACAGAATGCTGACCCTAATAGAGAATCGCACCAGATATTATGCGAACCTAGACGAAGTCAACATGCTAACTAAGCATTACAAGAGGTACATGGAGCGGCGGATGGAGGAGGTACCTACTGCAAAAAAACAAACAGGGGCTTGGTAGTTAAACCGAGTCCCGCTCAGTCAGGTATAATAGATTCAACACTCACGGCGCAAGTGTCTGCCAATAGGCAAACAGAAAAACGCATTGCGGAGTGGTTACGAGAGAAAGAAAGGCATAGGAGAGAGGAAGAATCGGCTGCCCGAGAGAACAATATAATACAGGAAAGAATGGATGCGGCTATCGCGCAATATAACGCCGGGCGGCCGTACCATAGCCCACACTTGGAAGGCGACAACCTTTCTCCTACTTACGATGTACAGGAAGAGCTATGAAATACATCATAGGATACAAGAAAGGATTGCACAGTGTACGGGAGATCGCTAAGAACCCCGAGATCCACGGCATTAGGGTAGACGGCTCCCGATTCAGGGGAAGTCCCGCCAAGACAGTAATAAACTGGGGAGGGTCCGTTCTACCCCCCAGCGTCGGATACACTTGCCAGATTATTAACTACCCTGACAATGTACAGATGGCGTCTAACAAACTCCTTAGCTTTCGTATGTGGGAGAGATGCCAACTCCCTCACGTACCTTTTACTCAGAGCATCGAAGAGGCAAGGGGTTGGTCACGCAAGGGCAAAGCAGTAGTGTGCCGTACCCTTCTCCGTGCCAGTGGCGGACGGGGTATTGTTCTTGCCGAAACAGAGGCGGAGATAGTAGATGCTCCGCTGTACACCAAGTACCTCAATTCGTCCTCCGAGTGGAGGGTCCACGTATTCGGAGACGAGTGCATCCTTGTTCAGAGAAAGGTACGTAACCCAGAACTACCTGTCGATACGATCAACTGGAAAATCCGCAATCACCTCAATGGATTTATATTCCAGAAGAACAATCCGGATGTGCCTCCGGTATTGTTGCAGACAGCTCTTTCGGCTGTGCTTGCTCTAGGTCTGCACTTCGGTGCGGTTGATTTGCTGTACCGAGGGAAGGAGAACAAAGCTTATATCCTTGAGGTGAACTGCGCACCAAACCTCGAAGGGTCAAGTGTCGAGAAGTATACAAACGCTATTATCAATTTATAATTTAGAGAGGTATACTATATACAACCTTTAAAAATAGGGAAGAGTTAATGGGTGAGTGTGTAGAAAAACTACCCCACACTTGCGGTTCACGCGACGGACTCCAAGTCTTTGCCAGCTCAGACGGTACCTTTAACGGGTTCTGTTTTGCATGTGCAACGTACGAAGAGAATCCATACGGGGAGGAGAAGCCTCCCAAGTTTACTCCAAGTGACCCGCAACAAGTAAAGGAGCATGTGCGCTCCCTTATAAAATATCCGTGCGTTAGTTTGCCGGAGCGTAAATTAAAAGAGAGCAGCCTCCGTAGGTTCGGAGTCCGTATGGAACTCTCACAAGAGGACGGTGTCACACCTACCCTTGTGTACTTCCCGTATGGCACAGACACCGGGCTGTCAGGGTGGAAGGCCCGGGTCCTGTCTGTTAAGAAGATGTGGGCTGTCGGCACAATCAAGGGTTCACAGTTCTTCGGGTGGCAGCAAGCCATCAAGTCAGGCTCTCGTGTTCTGTACATTACAGAGGGAGAGTTCGATGCGGTGGCCTTGTATCAAATCCTAAAGGATGCAAACTTTGGCACAGCCTATGCTGACATAGAGCATGCGGTGGTATCGTTATCAAACGGTGCATCGGGTGCTGTTAAGCAGATAACCTCGAACCTTTCATTGATACGGAAGTACTTCGAGGAGGTGGTCCTCGTGTTCGATCAAGACAAGCCCGGGCAGGATGCAGCAGAGGCTGTGTCCCGCTTCATGAGCGACGTTAAGGTTGCCACCCTACCTTGCAAGGACGCTAACCAATGCCTCATAGAGGGGGCTTCTAAGGCATGCAAGGCAGCGGTAGTATTCAAGGCAGCCAAACCTAAGAACTCCCGTATTGTATACGGCAGCAGCTTACGAGAGGCAGCCCGCAAGGTACCTCAGCCCGGCCTGTCATGGCCTTGGCTAGGCATGACAGAGGCAACCCGTGGCATCAGGCGAGGCGAGACCATCTACATAGGTGCCGGTGTTAAGATGGGCAAGAGCGAGATCGTCAACGCTATTGCAAGTCACATCATAGTAGAGCATGACCTCCCAGTGTACATGATTAAACCGGAGGAAGCTCTATCCAAGAGCTACAAGATGATACTCGGCAAGGTAGCTGGACGTATCTTCCATGACCCTAACATACCATTCGATGATGCGGCATTTGATGCGGCAGATCTACAGGTAGGGGACAAGGCGATCTTCCAAGACATCTACCAGTTCGGTAGGTGGGAAGATCTGAAAGGAGATATCCAGCACGTTGTCACAGTGGATGGGGTAAAGGATGTTATGATCGACCCCATTACTTGTTTCACCAACACTATGTCCGCCTCCGCAGCAAACGAGCACCTGACCCTGATAGCGGCAGAGATATCCGCGATGGCCAAGGACATGAACTTCACTGCTTATATCTTCTGTCACCTTAAAGCCCCGGATGGTACCCCTCACGAGAGAGGGGGCAAGGTTATGAGCACTCAATTTGCAGGTAGTCGTGCGATGATGCGGTCGTGTAACTACATGATAGGCATCGAGGGTAACAAAGACCCTGATCTTCCGGACACCGAGAAGAACCTACGCACACTACGCATCCTAGAAGATAGAGAGTTCGGCATGTCAGTGGATGTACCGCTGTACTGGGACCGCAAGACTGGACTCTTCAACGAGATACGATAATGAGCACATCAAAGATAGTAGCACTAACAGAGTACTATTCTACTCACGCAGACCGGCTTATCAAAACCTACAGTCGTAGGTCGAACGGTCTGCACAACGCGGAGGACATTGTACATGATGCCTTCGCAAAAGCTTTACGTTACATCGACACGTACACAGAAGACAGGCCCATGCCGCAGTGGTTCAATACGATACTCAACCGTAGCTTCAAGGACTTCATGAGTAACGAGAGGCGGCATGGTATGACGGTCGATCAAGACCGAGTAGTCGAAGACCTGACGGACGAGGTATACAAAGAGCAGGTAGTTCAATCTCTCGTCGCCGAGATCTCGGCAATGAGAGAACCCGCACGTAGCATTCTCCAAATGTTTGTCATCCTCGGTCATCGAGGCAAGGAGGTAGCGCATGATCTGGATGTGAACATACACACAGTCCGCAAGTGTATCCAGCTATACTACAACGAAGTACGGGACCGCTATGCGTAGAGTAGTAGGGGACTTAGAAGCAGACGGATTACTGGATGAAGCTACTGTCATCTGGTGCGGTGTCTTCAAGAACCTAGATACGCAAGAGGTATACAAGTTCCCCCCGCACAAAGTACATCTTATCCCCGCGTTCCTTGACAAAGTAGAATCACTTGTCATGCACAACGGGATAGGTTACGACTTGCCCCTCATGGAAAAGGTACTGGGGTACACCTACCGAGGCAACATAGTAGACACTCTGCTAATGTCTCGCCTACAAAGACCGCACCGCAAGCCGCCCCCCGGGTCCACTAAAGGACCGCACTCAGTAGAGTCATGGGGCATACGATTAGGTCGTCACAAACCGCACCACGATGACTGGTCTAGGTACTCTCCGGAAATGCTGCACCGCTGTACAGAAGATGTCCTCATACAAGCAGAGATCCTAAAGGAACTGATGCGAGAGGGACAGGGGCAACAGTGGAAAGCAGCTCACAAAAATACATTCAAACTCTTTGGGATACTGCACAAGCAGGAGCAGTACGGTTGGCTGGTAGATGAAGCGCATATGGATCGCAGCATCGCTATGCTAACCAAGTGGATGACGAGCATCGACCGAGTCGTTGTGCCACTGCTACCCCTCAAGTGTATCCCCCCTAAAAAAGTCAGAGGTAACTATGAGTACTACAAAAAACCTTTCACGAAGGTGGGACGACTTCAAGCCTACGTTCAGCAGTATCTTGAGGATACTTACGGTGCTGACAGTTCTGTCAGTGTGTGTGGCCCTTTTAGTAAGGTAGAATTTCGCCGTGTCGATCTCAACAGTAACACGGAAACTAAAGACTTCCTCTTGTCCCAAGGATGGGTCCCCGAGCAATGGAATACCGGTCCCACAGGAGCCAGAACCTCTCCGAAACTCAACCATAACGAAGCTTTTTCAGGTGTCGAAGGACGGGTTGGGCAAGTCATCGCCAGACGGGTGCAGTGTAGACATAGGAAATCTCAACTTACCGGATGGAAAAAACTTCTACGTAATGATAGTAGAATCTCCCAAAGGATCAGCGGTGTGGCTAGTACCGGAAGGCTCACTCATACGGGTATTGTTAACGTACCGGGAGAAGAAGCGTTCTTTGGCAAGCGAATGCGGGCGTGTTATCGTGCTAAACCCGGGTTCAAAATCGTTGGTGTCGATAGTGCCGGTTGTCAAAACAGAATGCTCGCCGCCCGTGTTAAAGACGACAACTTTACAAAAGCTCTGGTTGACGGGACCAAGGAAGATAAAACTTCTATACACTACCTCAATCAAGACTCCCTACTCCGAACTACAGGAACCCTATTCCCATACAAAGTATGTAAGAATCTCAACTATGCCTTTCTTTTCGGGGCGTCCGATAGTAAGCTCGCAGCCACAGGAAATGTTGAACCCTCTTACGGTGAACGGATACGGAAAGGGCTTCTTTCAGTATCCCCAGGATTAGAAAGACTACTCAATGACTTAGAAAAAGAGTGGCTCAGCACAGCCCAGAAGAGGAAAGGAAGGTACGGAGTCGAGCCGTACAACGGATACATCATAGGCTTAGACGGGCGACCAGTATACATTGAGGCCAAGCATTGCTTGCTCGTGTATATGTTACAGTCCGACGAAGCACTGCTAATGCAGTACGCCTTGGTGTTCCTGTCAGGATGGCTAGACGATCATGGATGGAAGCACGGTGTAGAGTACGGCTTCGTTGCTAATATCCATGATGAAATACAAGCAGAAGTGCGAGAGGACCTAGCCGAGGCGTACGCTAAGCTTGCCTGCGCAGCTATAACTTATGCAGGAGAGTACTTAAAAATCTCTTGCCCCCATAAGGGCGAGTACCAGATCGGAAATAACTGGTCGGAAACCCACTAAAATACAGGATTACTATGGCACAAGTTGAGGTAAAGCCAAGTCACCCGTACCCACAGTACTTTGTTCACTGGAAGACTGGGACAGGAGAGCTTGTCAAACCGTTTTCATTCTCTACGCCGATAGAATCGCAGGGCGCTTCTACTGACTTTATCGAGCTACTCCCGGACGGCTTTCTTTTATTGCGCAAGGGCTATGTATGGGATTTTGGCAGCGGCGCATGGGATACCCCGGATATAGTGTATGCTAGCCTTGCTCACGATGCGTTCTATGAACTCATGGAGCTGGGTCTTCTGCCGAAATCGTACCGCAAAAAGGTTGATCGTTACTTCAGGCAAATCCTTAAAGACTCCAACACCAGAACCCTTCGCCGAACCTATGTGTACCTAGCCGTTCGGTTCCTTTACCCCATCGTCCGGAGGTTTCGTATGTGGAGAGGGTCCGAATGAGACTCAAGAAAGGCGTCAGCTTACAATCAAAAACCCCACTAAAATACAGGATTACAATATGTCATTGAACGCAGCCAATGCAACAGGCGGCTCTTCTCCTCGTCCCCCAGCTCTTGACCCCGAGAACTATCTCGCACGGCTGGTACAGATAATGGACCTCGGTATCCAGAAGCAACGTCCCTATCAGGGAACAGAGAAGGCCCCTATCCAAGAGATCATGCTGACCTACGAACTCGTTACAGAGTTCATGCCCGGAGAAGACGGAGAGCCAGACACTGACCGGCCCCGCTGGGTGTCAGAACGTATCCCCTTGTACAATCTCAAGGCAGAGAAAGCTAAGAGTACCCTTCGGTACCTTGCACTTGACCCAGCTCAGAAGTTCAAAGGTGACTTCTCTAAGCTACTCGGCAAGCCATGCCTTGTTGCTATCGTAAACAACGAGCGCAACGGTGTGACGTACAACAACATCGGAAGTGTGTCTCCCCCTATCAAGGGTATGACCGTAGCTGCACTGGTCAACGAGCCGAGCATCCTCGACCTGTCCAACCCTGATGTTGAAGTGTTCCACAGTCTCCCTGAATGGATTCAGAAGATTATCAAGGAAGGCTTGGACTATCCTAAGTCCGGTCTTGCCTCGGCACTCCGGGATGGCACCGTAGGCAAGGCAACTGTTGATACCGAGGAGGAAGAGGACGAAGGCGACAGCTTTCCGTTGTGAAAGTACTTGCGCTAATTGACGCGGATGTACTTCGATACGAGATAGGATCAATGGCGGAGGGCACGGATGGCCCTCTGTCATTCGACTATGTAGAGACTACTCTCAACGAACGTATCGAACAGATAACAGCGGCAGCAGGGGCTACCCACCCCGTGCTGTATCTCACGGGGGCGAACAACTTCCGACACAAGATCGCTAAGACCAAGGTCTACAAGGGTAACCGGAAATCAGAGAAGCCGTATCACTTCAATAATATCACAGCCTATATGAAGAACGCCTATCAGCACTCGGTATCAGACGGTGTCGAGGCAGACGACTGCATGGCTATGGCTCAGACAGAGGCTGTCCGACAAGGGGAGCCAGAGCGCACAGTGATATGTACCCGGGACAAGGACTTGTTGATGGTACCGGGCTATCACTACGGCTGGGAGTGCGGACAGCAACGCGAGAGGCACCGACACCTAGTCACAGAAGAAGGTCGAATGTACTGGGAGAATAACAAACTTCGAGCAGAAGGTCTTACTTTATTCTGGGTACAGATGCTGACAGGGGACACGGTCGATAACATCCCCGGCTGTCCCGGCATAGGTCCTAAGAAAGCATTCGATATACTAGAGAACCTAACGCCGGACGAAATGTACGAGGCCGTCCGGTCCACATACCACAGCAAGGGCCTTGATGACGAGGTGCTGCTTGAGCAAGGGCAGCTACTCTGGATGGTCCGTGATCTTGACTGGTCAGGAGAGTACAACATTTGGAAACTACCAAGCTCCTGAGCCGTGACATAAAGACCTACCGAGACGCACTCCTCAAGAAGCAG